AGGAATCTTCTATGATTATAACAGAGAAGAATACCATGAACCTACTGAAGAAGAAGCAGATAACTTCCACCTACTACAATCACTGATGGGAGATTCAACAGATGGATTCAGTGGTGCAAAAGGAGTAGGAGCTGTGACTGCTAAGAAGTGGTTGGATGAACACGGATACACTTGGGAATCTGTTGTCGCAATGTACGAGAAGAAAGGACAAGATGAACAAGACGCTTTGATGAACGCTTGGATGGCTAGACTATTAAGAAAACAAGAATACAATAAAAAACAAAAACATATAACAAAACTATGGACACCGAAGAACTACCAAACTCTGGAGAGAAAGAACATTATGCCTCTGGTGCGAAGCGTGACAGGGCTACTGGACGAGGACGATTCAGCCTTATTCCTCCAATCGCCCTTCGCTCCCTTGCCAAACGATTTGAAGAAGGAGGAAAACTCTACGGAGATAACAACTGGCACAACGGATTCCCACTCAGTAGATTAATAGATAGCATGAGTAGACATTTGTTAGCACTTAGTGAAGGAGATGAATCAGAAGATCACGCAGGTGCTATACTGTGGAATGCCAGTGCGTTCCTGTGGACCGAAGATCAAATAACAAAAGGTAGTTTACCTAGTGAACTAGATGATAGGAGTTATAATAAATGGACTGGAGACACGCAATAATGGAAGATGAACTAATGCCAGCTATAAGCGAGGCTATGATTAAACGCTTAGAACAATTATACCCTGACAAATGTCCTGACTTGACGAACACAGAAAAAGATGTTTGGTTTAAGAGTGGTCAAGTATCTGTAATCAGATTCCTTAGACAAACTTATAACGATCAAATACAAAATAACATTTTAACAAAAGACTAACCATGTGTATGTCAGCACCCGATATTCCTCCACCTCCTCCACCTCCAGCTCCTCCTCCACCACCTCCTCCTGTAGCTGAAGCATCTAAGACTGTTAGACAAACACAGCCTAAGAAGAAGAAGGTAGGAGCACAAGCACAGTTAAAGCGTTCTGCTAGACCTACACTTGGTGGATCATCTGGTGGTACTGGTGTCTATATGTCTTCTTAATAACAATATAACTATATAATATCATGCTTCGCACACTCTCAAAAAAGACTTTGCTATCATCTGTTGTTGCAACAGGGGCTGGCAGTTCATTCTCAGTAGAGCGTTCTAAGGGTTGGACCTTTGTAATCGCTTCTTCATCAGTAACCACAGGAGGTACGGTAGATATAGAAGCGTACATCGGTGGTGCTTGGTATGTCATTCACTCTGAAGATGTAACAGCTGACGGTGCTATCATGGTTAGAGATGACCACGGACACTACGAACAGATCAGAGGTAATGTATCAGCGAGAACAGATGGTACTTATAGTGTGTACGCAACAGGTTCTACTGACTCTCTTTAATGTCTATCACCTTCACAGATCAGCTAGATAAACCTAGCGAGATAACAACAATACCTAATCAATATGTAAGACCTGTCTTTGGTGCTTTGTATGGATTTGATGTACCTGTTAGCGGTGGAGGTGGAACACCTGCCATATTCAATGTCACAACACGAGACACCGAAGCAAACATCTTAGCAAGCACACCCACCAATCCGAGCGGAGAAGTTAACATCGCATTCGGTACAGATACCTATGATTTCTACATTTATAGTGGAGGTGCTTGGTACATTTATAATGATACACCATTTAACCAATACAGCGTAAGCTTTGATGGTAGTGATGATTATATTGATATACCTGACAGTACGGCTTTAGAAACAACAGCATTTACATGGAGTGCTTGGTTTTATTGTACTGCAATTGATCGGTTTCACATGCTCGTAGATACTTCAACTAACTACTCTTTCTTCTTAGGCTACTCGATTTTCGTAAGAAACAACAATCAAATAAGGTTTGCTTCCTACCACGCTAACGATGCCATAGATTCTACAACTACTGTTTCAGCTAATACATGGTTTCATGTGGCTGCTACACACGAATCAGGAAGTGATAAATTGTATGTTAATGGATCGCTTGAGGCAAGTGGGTCTGCTTCTAATTTTAATACAGCTGATGCCGCTAATTTAAGAATCGGTTCTAGCTCAATATTCAGTCTGTACCACCAAGGTTTAATTGATGAAGTGTCGTTCTTTAACTCTGCTTTATCTGCATCTAATATAACTTCCATCTACAACAGCGGAGTACCAGCAGACCTTACTTCATTAAGCCCTGTTGGATGGTGGAGAATGGGTGATAACGATGGGGGAACAGGTACAACAATAACTAACCAAGGTTCAGCATCCTCTATAGACGGCACACTAACTAACGGTCCAACCTTTTCAACCACAGTACCAACTTAATAAATTATGAGCAGAAAATATGTAATAATAAATGCGGACGAAGTAGACTCCGTGGATTTTAGCCAAGTGGACGAGACTAGTGCAGATACAGTTAGATTCTCAACCGATGGCACAAAGACATTTGTTAAGTTTGACACTGACACAACACCTTCATTCTTGGAGGGTAAAACGCAATACTCCCATTCTGAGATACTCGCAATCTTAGCAACTGACGAGTGGTCTCCTGACGAACCCATTTAATTATGCCAACAACAATACCATCAACAACCTCATCGACTCGTCCAGGTAGTCCCTCGACAGGTGATGCTTACTTTGAAACGGACACTAAGAGATACATTATTTACGATGGTGCTAATTGGAGAGTTTACAATAGCGATGGTGCATCAATTCCTGGTGTAACTAACGGTTTCAGCGGTTTATTCGATGGTACTGATGACTATATTGAAGTAGGAAACATAACTAATTTAAATTCAGGTACAAACTTTACAATTAGCGTGTGGTTTAATCGTCCAAGTGCTAGGCAAGATATGTTACTTGGAGGAGCAGGGCCAGTAGCGACAGGGATTGGTATGTACCCTTGGGATAATGGTAACTTTTATGTTCACTTAGGTACGAATGGCTTATTAAACGCCTCTTTACCTGGAGAAAATCAATGGATAAATGCGACTGTGACTTATGATAGTTCAGGAAATTCAATATTGTACTTTAATGGGGCATTAGCCGCTACTATGTCCTCTAGTGCTGTATCCTCCACGGCTGGTAATACTTTTAGAATAGGAAGCTTTGCAGCAGATACACGAGATTTTTTAGGTAACATCGATGAGGTTTCTATTTGGGATTCAACCACATTAGACGCTAGTAATGTAACACAAATATACAATACTGGTACTCCCATTAATTTAGCAAGCAATGCGGGTGATTACACACAGTCAAGCAATCTTACTCATTGGTACAGGCTTGGAGATAACGCAAGCGACACAGGTTCTGGGGGAGTGTCTAATGGTAATACTATTACAAATATTGAAAATGCCGCAAACCCTGGAACGAATGATGGAAGCACCATAAATGGAACACCTTCCTTCAGTACATCAGTACCTTAATAATATGAAAACATTTGTTATATTAAACACAGACGAATTAGGAATTGTGGACTTTACCCAAGTTGCAGAAATAAGTGCAGAATATTGCAGATACTCTGTAGACGGCACTAAAACATTCGTGAAGTACATAGGCGATCAACCATCCTTTCTAAGCGGCAAGACCGAGTATACACACTCCGAGATGCTTGCGATCCTATCGGGAGACGAATGGTCTTCTGACGAACCTATCTAACCTATGCAAGAAACAGCCCAAGGCTTATACCACTCCTTAGAGAACCAAAGGTGGTCTTTCTTGGATAGAGGTCGTACCTCATCTGAGTTAACTATTCCTTATATCATGCCTCCCGATGGGCATAACTACGCTACTAAGTATTACACACCGTATCAAGGAGTAGGAGCTAGAGGAGTTAACAACTTAGCTTCTAAATTACTATTAGCTTTGTTACCACCTAACGCTCCGTTCTTTCGTCTTGTTATAGACAGGTATGAATTAGATAAAGCAAAGCAGGAGTTAGGACCAGAGGGAGGAGAGCAATTACGATCTGACTTAGAGAAAGCTTTAGCAGATGTAGAACGAAGTGTATCTCAAGAAGTAGAAGTCGAAGCATTTAGAGTAGGAGTATTTGAAGCGTTAAAGAATTTATTGGTAGCTGGAAATACTTTGTTATACTTACCTGACGAAGGAGGGATGAGGGTATTTCGATTAGATCGTTATGTAGTGAAGAGAGACCCAATGGGTAACGTAACACACATAGCTATCAAAGAGACTGTTGCTCCGATGATGCTTCCTGAGTCTGTAAGAGAAGAAGTCTATCGTCAAGAGAAAGAGAATAGCTGTGATCTATACACCTCTGTTATCAGAGAAGGTAATGAATTTATAGTACAACAAGATGTAAAGGGAATGGTCATTGAGGAGTCAAAGGGTAGATACCCTGTTGAAAAGTCTCCCTTTCTTCCTCTTCGTTATACAAGGATAGACGGTGAAGATTATGGACGTGGCTTTGTAGAGGAGTACTTAGGTGATCTTAAATCACTAGAGGCACTAACAAAAGCGATAGTCGAAGGAAGTGCAGCAGCAGCTAAGGTTCTCTTCATGGTCAATCCTAACGGTACAACCAGGGCTAAGACTTTATCTGAATCTCCTAACGGTGCAATTGTACAAGGAAGTGATGGAGATGTATCTGTGTTACAACTTAACAAGTTCAATGACTTCCGTACTGCACAAGGAGTAATGAATGGAATAAGTGACAGACTGTCTCAAGCTTTCCTTCTTAACAGTGGAGTAGTCAGAGATGCAGAACGAGTAACAGCAGAGGAGATAAGAATGTTATCTCAGGAGTTAGAAGCTGCACTTGGTGGTCTGTATTCTTTATTGTCACAAGAGTTTCAAATGCCTGTCGTTACTAGGTTAATGGCAAGGATGAGTAAAGAAGGAAGACTTCCTAAGTTACCTAAAGACATTGTTAAACCTACTATTGTTACTGGTGTTGAAGCACTGGGACGAGGTAATGATTTACAAAAGCTTGATCTATTCCTTGCAGGTGCTAATCAGATCGTTGGTCCACAAGCAGTTGCAGAGTATGTTAATGTATCTGACTACTTCAAAAGAAGAGCCACTGCGTTAGGTATTGAGACTGAAGGATTGATCAAGACAGAAGAAGAAATTCAACAAGCTATGCAGCAAGCCCAACAACAAGAGATGATGATGAAGTTAGGTCAACCTGCTGTAGCACCTGCTATCA